CTGCCCACGCTGTTGCTCTTGGCCAGAGCAAGAATGTCAGCGCGGTCGGAGTGGCTCAGAACGGTGTCCTGAGTGTCTTCGTTCTCGAAAACATTGTGCTTCATGGTCTTGTTTCCTCCCTTGGTTTTGTCAGATTTCTTGTCGGGGTCGTCGTCATCGTCGTCGCCCCCGTCCCCCTTGCCCTTCTGGGAATCCAATTCCTCCATGGTCGCGGCGATCAGGGCATACATGACCGTTCTCTGCTCCTCGGTCATGCTGTCTACCACGTCCTGGACGGTCTTCTCATCCTCAGGCTTCTCCTCTTTTCCGTCACCCTTGGGCTTGTCCTCCTTCTTGCCATCCTCAGAGCCGGCCTTGTGAACAAGAGGGGGCTTCTCATCGGGACGGTACAGGGAAATAGGCTCGTAAGCGGACAGGATCATCTCCTGCTCACCGCCTTCCCCATGAGCCATGTCCACGAAGTCAATGAAGGCGCCGGGATTCGCACCGGCCACTACCAGGCTGACCTCGCGGATGTCGCCGTGCATGACGTCCTTGTTCGGCGTCTGCCGGAGCCCATTGGCATAGATGGAGAGGGACACAATGTCCCCGTGCTGCACCAGCTCCTTGGCCGCTTTGCCGCTCTCACTCTCGTTGAACGTGCAGTAGGCATAGACGCCGTCCTTGCGGTTCTCCAAGAGGGCGTGGCCCAGGATGTTGGTGGGTTCGTTGTGCTGGTGGTTCCAAACAAGAGGAACCGTCTTCCCGTCGCAGTGCTCGAATGCGTTGTGGCGAATGGTTCGCCCATCAGCGCAGACAAGATCGTTTCGGGTAGCCCAGCCACTAAAGTCAAACTTCAGATCCATTTTGAACATTTCCTCCTTCGGATTCAGATGGTGGCTGTTCGCCCTCCCCTTTCGGGGCGCTTAGGTTGCTGTTCCGGAGCTCGTCCGCCTTGGGGTCCTTCGACGGCTTCATACCGATCTTCTGCCGGATCTCGTTGGAGGTCATGATCTCGTTGCGAGTCATCTTGTCGGCGATCTCGGCGATGTCGTTGATGGGCACCAGCCTGAACGGGTCTCTGAAGAACAGGATCGACTGCTTCTGTGACCGAGCAGTTTTGGTGAGGAATTTCCTCTTCATTTCGTCAACAATGGCGGACAGGATGGGTTCGATGGTCCGGTTGTCGTAGTTCAGCTTCGTCCGGTCATCAGCAGTGCCATCCAATATCCCCTGGGTGATTCCCAACTGGCTGTAAAGCATACTCGTCAGGTATTCAATCTGGGACATCAGATTGTTGTCGATGGGCCGGTTCAGCTGCACCACATGCTCCGTGCCGTCGGTGTAAGCGACGCCATACTTGGAGCCGGACAACTGTTCCTCAATATCTCTACGGCGTTTTTCCGCCTGTTGACGTCTCGCTTCCGTCTTGATGACGTAGGGGAGCTGGATGATCAGATTGAGCTTTCCGGAGCCGCTCTGTTCGTCGATGGCGTCCAGAATGTTCAGCTTCCGGATCAGCCGCTGCATGGTGGAGTTGGGCTCGTTCATGATTGCGAAGAACGGGTTCTCCACCAGGGCCACTGTGCTCTTGGGCAGGATGATGTCCTGCTTTTCACCCCGCTGCTCGTTATAGACCCGCAGCTTTACGTGCTGTGGATACCATTCCAGGACCTTGCCGACCCGCAGCTTCTCGATTTTGTAGGAGCCGTTTTCCGGGTCGATATCGGTGTCCGTGGGCACGATGGCCACGCAGCCCTCGTCCAGCATGGACATGACCACGTCCTGGATAAAGGCCCGTCCGGTCTGGTCCAGATTCGCCTCCAGGGACAAGCAGGAATTCAGCGAGGAGTCGATCACCTCGGTAAACCGCCCGTCCTCATCCAGCCTCGCGTGCTGAATGGCGATGGAGGACGCGTCCAGCGCGATCCGGTTGTAGACCGATGTGATGATGGACCGCTCATTGCCCCGGCTGAAAATGGGCCGGTCCGGACGGTAGGAGGAGCTTGGGCCAAGCGGGTATCGGAACCCAAAGGTTTCGTTACCCAAAAAAGCGTTCCAGGCATGTTTCAGCCTGGAACCAAATGCAATTTCCATAATCTCTCACCTCCAGTCCGCGCTTGATGAAATTATGTCGTTGCTCTGTGTGTTGAATTTTGGGCATAAAAAATCCGCAGACCCGGTTAAGAGTCTGCGGCATGGTCCATGGGATTACAGTTTCTTCATGTCTACAGGACTGAGGTTGCTTCTCATGGGGTTGGTCCCATAAATCTGTCCATCGTCTGTGACGAGATACTGGGCAGGGGCTGTCAGTCCCGCTGTGATAGACTGGGTGTTAAGAACGATGCCATTCGGCTTGTCCCAATACCCGACAACCGCCTTATCGGGGAACTGCTTTGCGAAAATAACAACGGCTTCCTTTACGGTCATGTTTATCCTCCCTCTTTACGTCTTTTTAGGTCGTTCAACCGCGGCCAAGGCATAGGTGGTTGGCTCGCAATTATCAAGACGGTTATATGTGATGGTTTTCAGATTGACAAAGTCCATGAACGATCTGGTTTTCGACGGAGATTGAGTAATCTCTTCTCCGCTCTGACCGTCATAGATTCGAGTTCTGCCGCCCTCATTCTTCCAGAAAAGACTATGCTTCCCCCCGAGTTTCCAAGCCACGGTCAGATTGCCATAGGACCCGTCGCCGGTCTGCGAAAGCGTATCGAGAACGGCTTGCCCCGACTTTTTCCTTCCCATTTTGACCTCAGGGGAATTGAAAGTGGCTTTGAAAAAGTCATCAGAAAAGAATCCATCACTGACTTTTGTCGCCTGCACGTCATATCCCTTCTCTCGAAGGGCCATGGCGGTTGTGCAGAAGGTGCAATTCATGGTGGTGCCCAAATCAGGATAATCCGGATTGGTTACTTTGACGCTCTCTTCCGCTTTCATCTTCCGGGGGAGGCGGGGGCACTCGTCAAAGTCTTTAATATCCTTCTCCCGGTTGAGCCTATCCAGCTCTTTCATCCGGCCTTTCCGCAGCATTCGGTTTTGTACCGCTTTCACGGCGAGAACAGCGGCAAATGCGGAAACATATGTAACCGCCTGGATTGCGAGATCTTCATTTACAGAACCGGTCAATTCGGAAACCTTTTTGGAACCCACACTCTTCAGAAAAGAATCAACCCCGTCCTGCTGGTTCTGACTATACCGTTCTTTTCCGGCTTTTGTCAATGTACCATCCTTGTTCTGGTAACGACGTACGCCCCATTTCATACCCTTGACGCCGTAGTGCATCAGGTATTCTTGGGGAGAAAAAGGTTTGTCGTAAGGACCCATACTTTTCCTCCTTCGCTTAGTGGGCGTAGTACGCTCTCAGCCGTTTGTTCTCCCTGCTCGTCTTTGCCGCCAGTAAACCATTGACAATCGTTCCGCCGATCGCGATGGTCGATGCGGCAATATTGGCAACCTCCTGGTTGTTCAGTTGGTTCGCGAGAAGTCTGGACACCACGGTGCTTCCAGCAATGATAACGCCCTCGGCCAAATAGGTCGCTTGGGTGTTTCCCGAAATAGTTTTTCCACTCTGGTAAAGCTTCTTTCCTTCATCGGCCAGTTTGTCGGTTTTCAGCTTTTCATAAGCGTTTTCCATTTTACGCTTCTCGGTCTTAACAGCGCTCTTGGCATCCTTGACCTGCTGACGGGTAGCTTGACCGGATTTGTAGGCGGCCCTGGTTTCGTCTGCTTTCGACTTAGCGGTTTCGTAGTCCGACTCCGCTTTGCGATACCGTTCCAGACCCTTGCGGGTGTAAGAACCGTCGTAGTTCTGGTAGCGTCTTACGCCCCATTTCATACCCTTGACACCGTAGTGCATCAGGTACTCCTGCGGGGAGAGAGGCTTTTCATAGGGCTTCATAGTACCCCCCCTTTTTTTTTATTCAAATGCTTCTGGATTGTGCTTATAGGCCACATACGCATCCATCATGGCCGCCACAGCGTCGATTTTCTGGTCGGACCGTTTCTTCAGCAGCTTCCGGTTTCCATTGGTGTCCTCCATGGTGATGCAATTTCCCATGGAGAAAGTGAGCAGCTCCTCATCAAAGAGCAGCATACGCTCTCCGGCCAGCTTTTTCAGCTCGCCCAGAGGGACAGATTCCGTCCGGGAACCCTGTCGGACCACTTCTACGCCGAAGGGGCCGTTTTCATCTGTCCACCGCTTGATGAACTCCTGGGCGTTGTATGGGTCGTAGCCAAAGCAGCGCACGTCATAGCCCCGGTTGATGATGTGCTCGTCCAGGTCATCGTAGACCTGCATCATGTCCAGAACAGTACCCTCCATGACGATCAGGCTCCCCTCCGCCATGAAGTCCTCATACTTCACCCGCATGGCCGCCGGCAGCTTGTGCAGGGTCAGCGATGTGATGTAGTTTCGGGTCTTGACGCCAAAGGAGCCATCCCGAAGAGGAAACAGGAAGGTAAAGGAGCAGAAGTCGTCGCCCTGGGAAAGGTCTGCCCCCAGGGAGCAGGGCATCTGCCAAAATCTCTGCCGGCGATGGGGGAGAGTCTCCTCATAGGTGAAGTAGTAGGTGTAGCCCTCCATGGGCAGCCCGAACCGCTTTGCCAGCATATCGTTGCGGGTGGCGGGGGCCGTTTCTGCCCGGTCAACGTCCTTCTGGTAGGTCTCGTAGGTCACGGTCTTTCCCAGATTGGGGTTTGCCTTGATCCACATGTCCGGATAGGCGACCTCTTCCACGGAGTCCAGTTTGTACCACCAGATGGATACGTGCTCCTGGGGAGGGCCGATACCCTGAAGAATGTTCATCAGCTCCATTTTGATGGTATCGCCCGCTCCGTTTCGGACCGTGCCCTCGGAG